GTTGTTAAGTATCTATTCAAGCCATTCAATGGCACACTGGTACGCCTTGCCACTAGTCTAGCACTATCGGGATCTTTAAGTTTGGAAAGAGCTTCATCATCTCCGTTTGCGAAGTAGATGAAATTATGCAAGTCTGTGCCATGTATCTGAAAACGTTTATAGGAAGTATCGTGTGTTTTCTTTGCATAAGCCATAGCAATAGGCACATACCTTGGATATTTTCTCAATAGTTCTAGAACTAGTAAAGACAAGTACAATCTCTCGCAACAATCATTGTAAGTGAGTTTTAAAACATCACTTGAGTTACGAGTCATTCTTGCTTCATAGAGTTCCTCTATAAAATCAAGTTGCATTAGTTAGGCTCCTTGTGCGTAACTTGTAGCCATTTTATCGATTTCGTCATCGCTAGGCTCTCTTCTATCATCATCGTCGTCATCATCTGCAGATGGTTCAGGATCTTTTACAGAACCAATAGCAGGATCAGGCATCTTTTGTCCAACTGCCATTGCTTGTTTGATAGTTTTCATACCAAGATCACTTACTGCTTGTAAGTCGCCAAAGCTAGTTGGTCCGCCTGGTGTGCCGAAACGTGTCAATGCATCACCTAACTTCGATAATTTATTTCCTAGTGCGATAGCTTCATCGTCTTTGTTCATTTTCATGCCCATGTCCATTATGACTCTACCAATCTTTGCCATTTTGTTTTCTTGTGATTGGCCACCTGTCATTCTTGGATCTTCAGGAATAAATTCATTCGCTTTCATGTTTGCTCCTTCCCTTTTAATTGCTCTATTAGCCGCACTGAATCCAGCACGATTAACAAATTTTAAATCTCCACCTTGTCGTGACATAACATAACCTTCGCCACCTGGAGTATCACCTATTGATGCTTTGACATCAGTTGACTGTGCGTCAAGCTGTTTGATAATGTTATCCTTAACATTCATTATGCCGGATACCACTTGCCATAAAGCACCAAAGGCTTTCATGTTTTCATTTATGTAGTTGATTATTTTTTCTTGTTTAGGTTTACTGACAACACTACTTTGTAACCAACGTACAAAATCTCTGCCTAAATTGTTTAAGCCTGTATCTACCTTGCTGTTTGTATAACTGTAAAGTATGTTTGAAAAGTCTGAGACTTTCATTTGTTTTAATTTATTTTTGTCCAATAAAGAATCTAATGCACTTGCGTTTGCATTAATGGTTGCACTTAATTTGTTTATACCACTCATATCTATTTGCGGTGGTTGTTGTACAGTGACAGGAGGTAACACTAATAATCTATTACCTTGAAATATATCATAATCTGTTAAAGGCTTTTCAGTTCCATCAGGGTCAACTATTCTATGAATCACTACCCCAGCATCCGATTGGGCAATTCGTTTTCCTATGTCACTGTCAGCTTGTACCGAATAGGAAACCAATTGCGGTTTAAAATTAAATGTGCCATTTTTTTCTTGGGGCCTGTTAAAATATAACAAGTCGCCTTTGAAGTAGCCTCTATAATCTTCTGGTATTGCCTTTTCAAACACAGGAAAAACATTTTTCATATTGTTTGCGAATGCTTTGTAACTGTCTGGCTTGTCGCCACCTTTACCTCTGCCTAACAACATTTTCTCAACGTCATCTCCTGATTTACTTTTTCCGTCATAACCTTTTGCAACAAAGCCTGACTTGTCAGTGAAAATAAAATCACCCTTGTCATCTCTGCCAAATATCACTGCTGGACTTCCGTCCCATTTAATTGTTGTGGATTGTGTGTCACCTGCCGCCAAGTCTTTGAAAGCTTCTAAAACTCTGATAGCACCCTTACTGCCTTCAAAGAAAATTACATCTTCTGCATGGTCAATACGAGCACCTTCATTTACTATTTTAAATTCTTCAAATTTCATTACGGTAACTTCAAGCCTTCTTTGTCAAAGTAATCCTTTGCGTCTTTAACTAGATTTTCATAGTTGGGATCTGTTTTAATTTTAGCATTGATAGTTTCAACACTTCTCATATCGTCCGCACTTGCTCCATCTCCTAGCAATACTTTTGCTACCTCATTTGGGTCTTTGGTAACTGGCTCGTTAGTGATTCTATCTACCAATCCATTTGTTGGTGACCACTTGTAACCCTGTGCTTTTGCAATAGAGGCAATCATGATCATTCTGTGTTGTCCTTTAAATTCACTATCTGCCGCACCACGCAAGGCAAACTTCATAAACTTGGGATCACCAAACATAAGATCAGTTTGTACAAACCCGTTGTTTGCATCACCTTTGATTGGAGTCTTAAAATGTACACTGACACCAGACTTGGCTATCCAAGATCTATCATCGTCCTTTGGAGCATTTGAATCTTTCCAGGCTTTAAGTTTTCCTACAAGAGCATCTTTGTTGACCTTTTCTTTGTCAACTGCAACATCCAGGTCACCACTGGTAGGCTTGATACCTGTGCTACCTAGCATGAAGTTTACATGATCAAGTCCTGTGATCTTCTCCAACCATTTGAGTGTTGGTTCTACGTCAGCTTGATTGATTCTCTGTGTTGCGTCTTGTCCGTCTGGAGTTTTGAATACGTTACCGCCTTCATTTAGTATCATGGCCCTGATCCTTTTTGTCTTCAATTATCTTGTCAATTCCGCGTTTGAACTTTCTAGGATCGCCACTTCTGATACTGTTAATAAAACGTCTTTCCATTTCTTGTGCAACCTCAGGACTATATGATTCTGTAATACGATTCAACAGATTGATACTGCTTTCTATCAGATTGTTACCTGTAGACTGTATTAAGGCATCGTTATTGCTAGTTCTGTTGATAGAACTCAATTCCTGTAATATTGATCTAGTACGTTTTCTCATGGCTTATATTCCCTATAACTGTATTTAGTGTTATCAAAATAAATATTTCGCCGTATTCGGTTGACAAAATTGCTAATACTATTATATAATAGTTACAAATGCGGGTGTCGTATAGTGGTAATACCTCAGCCTTCCAAGCTGATGCTAGGAGTTCGATTCTCCTCACCCGCTCCATACCCAATTACATATTAATTATATAAGCAGATAAATATACTTGAATAAGGAGTTAGCAAGTATATGGGAAAATTTAATAATAAAATTATGGCAGAGTTTAATCCACCAAGGAAGTGGGTTCTAGGTAGAGATCTATCCTACACCACATCTGATTTGTCTGTTGAAGATATCAAGTCATTGCAGGCAGTTGGTGTAAAGGTTAAACGTGACACGAACAAAACAGAAACTATCACAGTACCCAAAGGATTTGTTACAGATTTAGCATCAGTGCCAAGAGCTATGTGGGCCTTTATTGCTCCATTTGATGTAGCCAGAGCGGCAATCGTACACGATTTGCTATACAAAACAATTAGACAATATCGTTGGAAGATGAAAGATAAAGAAGATCAGGAACTAATCAAGAAAGCCAAGATAGCATCAGACAAAGTTTTCTTACTTGGTATGCACGATGCAGAGCCTAAGATTCCAGGATGGAAAAGTTATTCATCATGGAAGGCTGTTGACTTGTTTGGAAATGGTTCAATAGTTCCAAACAAAGACAACATCTAATTTACCAACGTAAAATAAAAAACTTATTCTTATCCCAATGTTCCTTGGTAAAGCAACCAAAGGCTTTGTGATTAGGTTGTAGTTCTCTTGCTATTTCTTTTCCTTTATCGCAGTCAGGCACTTGCCCAACTAACACTGGTTGTTCATAATTATATCCCAACCAAACAATAACCATAAATTTAGTCAGCATTGGCTTGTATGTGTAAAGGTTTTGCTATTGGCTCAGGTGCTTCTACTTCTGAATGTTGTTCATTTTCTTCAAATGAGTCTGCTACCCAATCGTGTATTTCAACAAATATGTTGTATGCCAACCATCCAAATAAAACTAATTCTAAACTATATAATTTCATTATAATAAACTCCCAGGTAAAGGTTCTTTCCATGTTCCGTGTTGATCATATTGTTTTTTGATGTTTCTCATGTTTGCTCCATGATGATTTTGCATTTCAAAAAACTTCTTGAGCATTTTATTATTAGGATCTAACCTAAGAACTTCGCAGGTTAGAACTTCTTGAATATGCCAGTCCATTGCTTGTTTAGTACTTTGCATACCAACTCCTTTCAAAAAAAATGGAGCCTTCCCTAAGGTTGGCTCCTAGTTAAAATTATAATATACTATATTATTATTATAATGTCAACCTATTTTTCTGCACAGGCATATGAATTAATTTCTAATCCAACTGATACCTCTACGATTTGTGGTTTAGTCCATTGCATCGTACGTCTCCTGAATAAAGGTTACGTGCCGGTTGTCTTATGACCGCGGTCCACAGTAGAATTAATCTACTAATAATATATAGCATATCCGATATGAACGTGCAATGAACAAATGACTATGGCTTTAGCCATTTCTTAGATAGTTCGTACCAATACTGTCCACTTTCACGTAGAAGTTCGTTGTCAGTACGTAACTTTTCAAGCCTACGAACTATCACATCGTGTTGGTACTGTGATATAACTTTATTTTTATCTTGGTGTTTTTCTAAACGTGCTATTACATCGTCAATGATGGGGCAAGTTATGTCCGGCACCTTAGGTGACTTACGTTTTAATTTTAGCCAGTGTTTTTTCTCTAGTGCCATATAAATTATTTAAATGTAACGACACTAGAGTTCTAAAGGTGTTTAAAAGATTACCAACCGTTTGGAACGATTACGTAATGAATTGCTAAAACTACTCCTACTGATGCTCCTAATCCTACGATCATCTTAAAGAAGTCTCTTCCTATCAAAGGAAAAACAGTTTTAAACTTTTCCTTACCT